TGAATGTCTTGCTTTTCTGTTTGCAGACGCTCAAACCGTTCAATAAAAGAACGAATTTCATCTGCTGTTACTTGATATGTATCTTGTGCTGTCATAATATCTCCTGCTGTTGTAAATTTCATATCACCCATTCTATCACGGTTAACCGCGTCATAGTCTGGATATCCTTTTTCAAATACTGGTGCGCCAATCATAGTTTTCCATCCTCACGCATTTGCTTACGAATTTTTGTTGCTGATATGTCATGGATATCTTTACCCAAATCGTGTTCGGTAAATGTATATCCAACACCACGGCCATAACTAATATCAACAATGTTAGGTACTTCTAAAATCAAATACTCATAACCGTTTTGAAATCCGTGTGGTCTAAGACCTGCTTCAATATTATTAATAACGTCAATAATACCGAAAGGATTATCATCTTGTGTTGCGGTACGACCTGCGCCTGCATCACCGTCAAAGTTAAATACGTCACGGACCATAATAACAACTTGACCTGTGATTGACTGAGCACGTTTAAATAGTTCGGTATGACCATCATGCCAAGGNTGCCATCGACCTAGCATCTGTACTGTTGGTTTTTTGTAATCAAACATTATTAATCCTTATATGTCTTTCAATAGCATCTGCTAAAGATTCATCTGTGTTATCAAACCATTTTTCTACATGGTAATTAACCTTTGAAGGTTTTTGAAACATTTTATTAGTATCACCAAATCGACCTTCTTGGATAGTATCCATCCATACGGTATAATCGGCATCAAAGATTTCTCTCGTTTCTTCAAGCGGACAAACGAAATCACAGATAACCATTCGTCTCATTTCTTTTTCGTAATCAGCAATACCTTTCATACGATAAGCTTGGCGTAAACGAGCAGCTTCACTAAATTCCCAGTCGTTTGCCATTTCACGGATTTTATCGGCATTGAACCAAGCGCAATCCAAACGCTTTTGTAGTCGTTCGGCAAGCCAGGTTTTACCTGAACCCGGCAAGCCAAATATTAAAATCTTCATTCTTCATCCTCATCTGTAGTTGTCATATCAATATCAAATAGTTGGATAGTTAAAGATACAAATACAGTTATAATATAGACGGCAGAAAACCCTGCGAAAAAACTATAACCTATAGACCATATTGCGTATGCCGATAGTGCTGATGTACAGATTAGCAAATACTTATGAGATAAAGGAATATCTTCATTCAAATCGAGAGATATTTCAAATTGTGGTGATAGAACTAACGCCCCAACTTTGATAAAATTAAATAGTGACCAAACAAGCATTGCGCCCGCGATAACTAAATATCGTTCATCTTGCAAATAAGAATACATTGAAATACTTGCAAGATGTAATAGTGAAAATAGTAATGAATAATACATTTAGTGCCCCTATAGTGGTCGGATAATCATTAATGGATCGGCGAGAATAAGGAGTAGCCCGCAAGCTACTCCCCAAATTATAACTGATTTAATATCAAGCATTTGCCATTTCCAATGCTGTATCAAGTGCGTCAACTTTACGTTTTGCATTTCCACCAAACCATGCTGATGCCATACGTGAGTCGGCAGAACGNCCTAGTTTATGGTCAGTCATATAAGTAACAGCATTATAAGCATTCCACCATGTGCCTGGTGCAAAATCCGCACCGGGTTGATCTTCAACCAATGCCATTGCTTCTTTTGCTGTACGTGCAAGGATTTCTTTTTCCTTTGTTGATTTGCCAAATACAACACCAAAGAACTCGGTAAGTTTCTCATCAGTGTAGCGACGAGTACCTAAGAACTCAGCAGCTTCTTTNAATTGCTGAACCTTGTTATGNCCAAGNCCAAGAATTTCTTTAACCTTTACAGGATCAAAAACTGAACGGTGGTTCATACGAACGGATGGCTGACCTTTTTCATTTAATGCCACTGCCAATGTATTGTTACATACAACACGTTCCATTACGAANTTAATNTCAATTGCTTTACCATACATATGTGGGTTTGAAAACAANAAGTAACCGTTTACTTCATCACCGTTAAACAATGAGAAACCGTCATTTACGTCTGCCATTGCCCATACGAGTTTGCCATCTTTAAGTGATCCTGCAGTATCCATCTGCATATCACCGTTTGATACAAATTCAGTAAAGAAATCAAATGCGTCGGAATTCTGAACTGGGTTCCAATTCTTACCGACTTGTGTTAGTACTTTACCATCAGTTGAACGGATAAGTGCCTTTGTTCCTGTGGCAATATTCTCACCTTTCCAAGGGGCAAAACATTCTACTTCTTCAACTGACCAATCAAGTCCTGCGGCTTGCATCATTTCCTGTGGTGACATATTATCATCTACAGGTGTACCTAGACCGTGCCAAGGTAATCCTTGACTTTTGCGATATGCCATTTGTGCTTCGCCGTTTACCATTTCAAGTTCGTGTGCCATGATATTTTTCCTAAGATTGTTTGTTACGATATATTTAATATAACTGATTCTATTGAGATTGTCAATAGTTAATTTGAAATTAAATCAAATTAGCATCTTTCCATGATTGGCTCATTTCATAACCAAGAACGTGCTCAACGAAGTCTTTGCCACAATCAAAATAAAATGCTTCAATCAAATCTTCACGAGGTGAAGTATCCATGAATTGAACGTGTTGTGAAAGTGCTTCGGTATCAGATTGACGGAAGTAAGACAATGCTTGCATAACATCATTCGCATCTTCATCATACATAGCAGAAGAACGATCTTCATCTTTTGCGTATGCGTGATATTTAGCGATTAGTGCGTTTACTTTTGTAAGAGGAGTTTCGATCCAGTATGCTACAGCTTGATTTGTCATAGTTATATTCCTTTTGTTATTGATTCTAATATAACTGATTCGACAGCAAATGTCAATAGTTAATTTGATTTAAAAAGAAATTAATGAACCGTATCATTTATCATTGGAATATTATCAATCATATCAAAGGTCCACTCATCAAGACCGTTCTTTAGTAGGTCAACAACATCAACGTATTTGTTTTGACATTCAATTTCAAGTACACGGATATCAGGAAATTCGTCAATAAGAAAAGACAGCATATAAAGTTGAGCATCTTTTATATTATCAAACGAATATGCCTTTGTGATTCCAAACGGGTTGTGTAATGAAAATATGACAAAACCTTCGTATTCGTTATTACCTAAAGGAACTTTATGTGTACCTAAAAAGATACCAGCATCTTCATCCAACAGAATATATCTCATGCTGGATATCCTACAAATCCTTGCCACCACGCAGGCGCTTCACGACCTTTTTCCCATTTTGCAAAATGTTTAGTCATACTATAATACTTGCGATATGCACTAACAGGATTACCTTCAACCTTACATAAAGGAAAATTATTCATTGCTTGTGGAAATTCTGTTATACCAATATCCGGTATATTCTGCGGAGGACTGGCAAGGATATCCTTAAGCTTACTCGCAGTCATATGATACTTTTTGTACCGCACTGAGAATTCTTCTATCAGGCCTAGAAAGTGCTCATAATGCCATATATAATTGGCTTTTGATAACGTCGACCAAACGGTGCAAGGATGATAATGATGTACCGCTTTGTATAGAACATTCTCCATTTCAGTGTCAGGATGAACGTAATATTTTACGATACGTTTTCCTGATTTAGAAGGCCGCGGTTCTATATAGCCGTCAAGCATTCTATGGGCCGTAGAAAGCATTTGCCCGGACTCAATAATCATCTTTGAGCAATGCTTATCACAGACCATCTGTGCCGCAATTTTGGGGTTCTCATCAAGGACAAATATATTCATAGTGATTTCATACCTCGCTTATCACGCCAAGCTACTACAATCTTATCGGACCAACCTGGGTTTTTGTTATCAAGAACTCTTGTCGGTGCAACTTCGTGACCGTTGCGAGCTGCAACATATTCTTCAACAGTAAAATTTCTAATCAGTTCTTTAAGAAATTTTGCTTTTGTGATTGGTGTACCACTGTACTTGAAACGAGCGATAAACAAATCAATTCCGCGACCTACGTTTGAAGGATGAACATTTTTGCCTTCTTTATAGACAGGGCGACCTTCGTAATCACCTTTGTATGTCAAGTAACCGCCGTGGAATTCAAATTTTGTTTTGTCGAAGTTTGTCATAGTAGTTTCCTTTATTTGATGATTCTAATATAACTGATTCTATACCAAATGTCAATGGTTAATTTGATTTAATTTCAAATTATTCATTTACTTCACCATATTTTTTACGGACCGCAAGGAAGTGTTCAAGATAATCAAATGTTCTGATCTTAAATACTTGTGCCTCATGGCCATCAACTGTAATAAGGATTACTGCTTGTTTGATTGGTATACCTGTTCTTTCAAGGAATGCCGCGGCATAAAATGATGCTTGAATAAAGTAACCTTCAATCCATTCTGCCTTCTTTGGTTTACGACTTGTTTTAAAATCAATTACTGATAGTTCACCATCGTATTCGGCAATACAATCAACCTGACCTGCAGTCTTAAGTTTATCACTATAAAGAAACTCTTCTTGCATCCACACGTTATCTAAACGGCCGTCGATAATCTTTCTCAAATCATTAAATGAATTTAAATTAGCAGGCATTTGTTTACCTTGCCAATTTGGATCATTGTTAAGGTAATCTTCAGCAAGTTTGTGTACTGCTGTACCACGAGTTGCTGCTTGACGAGAAATCTTATTTGCTTCCTCTTCACCAACACGTTTACGCCATTCCATAATTCCTTCTTTTGAAAGTATGGATAAAACTGTTGTNATTGATGGGTAAGCATTACCTTCAGGTGTGTAGTACTTGCGGTGACCGTTTACTGCACCTCGTGTAATCTTTGGTAACACAACACCGTGGTCAACATGGTTAAACATAATATATCCTTTATCTGATTCCATTGTATAATATCATAGAAGCAGGAACTTGTCAACTAGGTTTTGTTGGCCAATTAATAATCTGAGGATATCCGTCCTGTTCAGTAATATCACGCAGTGCTTGTCGATAGGTTCTCCAATCATCACTTATGGTCACATCCGATAATGCCATCCAATCAGTTTCAGATAATAGTGTCCACCTTTTAATACTTGCGCTTTGAATTAATTCCTCATCAGAATGGTATACTAAATCAAATCCTAAAACCCAATTGCCATCAACCAATGTCGGTTCGGTATGCTGCACCGCGGATTGCGATTCAGTACCTACAGGATTTTGTATATCAACTGGATATATCCTAATTGTTGAGAGATCCAAATCAGTAAAATCTTCAACCTCAAGTCCTTCTAATTCAACGTACTTTTTAATGTCCTTACCTTCTATTGGATATATTATTGTACCATCTTCATTAACTCGTATAAGCATTATTCTCTTTCCTTAAATATCTAATAGAACTGAATATTGATAAACCATGCCATCTCTATTCACAATGTAAACTAATGTACCGTCTGAATTAAAACGGATATGTGTAGGCATATTAGCAGTTGCTCGTTTAATCGGTATATACTGTGATCCGTCGTGAGTAATTGTACTTGTAATATCCCAAGCTGAGGACATTGACCACTGATGCAAAGACGCATCTTCAAATACACAAATAATTCTTGTACCGTCAGGAGTTATAACAAAATCAGCAATCCTAGAATTTTGAGGATAGTTTGTTAAGTTATATAAATCTAATACTGTATAAGGGGCTGAGGTGGACCAACCGGCATTACTGTTATTTGCCGATGTTCTACCTGCCGTATTAACAACTCTTTGGAGATAAACCTGGCTTGGTGCCCCAATCATTTTCAAGATATACATTTCAGGGTTACCGTTGGTTGCCCAAAGCTGATCTTTTCTTAACTGTAAACCGACTACATACATTTGGCTCAGGCTTGACACTGTGCCGCCTTCGGTTATCACGCTTGTAATATCTTTACGTGAAAGTCCAGGTAACGTAGCTGAACCACTTGTAATTTGCTTAGCGCAATAAGTTATATACCAATTATAAGTAATAGGACTGCCAGATTGTCTTCTTCTTTCCAAAAATACCATTTGTTCAGTTTGAGTAAAGTCTACGCCAAATGGTCTGTATTCCCCTCCGTCATAATTACTATCGTCGGCATAATACAATGGATTTATTGTATTAATCTTACCGTTAGATATTGAATGTACCCATCTCTGTAACCCATAGGCAGAGTTCGTATAACTTAAAACCACGACGTAATTATCTGTGCTACTTGCTTGACTTTCGTTTCTAAAATATATGCCATCTTCCATATTAATCGTTAGAGAGATTTCATTATTATCGTTTTGATCCCTTAACGCTCCTATATTACTACCTGTGGGTAAAATTTCATCCCAGGTAATTGTAGATAAATCGTATGGAGTGCTACAAGTTCCACGATGGCACGTCGGGCAAGAACCTGATGCATTTCTTATCATAAAGAAATATTTACCTGCTGCTTCTGTTGCGGTTGCCTCACTCCATAGGAGACCACCGGGATAACCATTTGACGGCCATGCTGATGATTCACCAGAATAGTTACCTTGTGATACAGGATCCGTAGTTGGATTTGTTACTGAAGATAAATCATAAGGTGTTGGAATATTAACACTCATAATGGCACCTGATTGGCCATTTTGGAACCAAACCTGAGATCCATCCTTTGTCATAAACCAGCTCCCACTGCTTGTGGTTGATGTTGAGGATTGGAACCGTACCGCCTGATCTGCTTGAGCAATAGTACCTGATGAAAAAGTTACGGTGGAAATATCCCAAGCTACACTTAAATCATATCTTGCTAATACTGCAATTCTTCCGCCAATAAACAACTTTGTACCATCACTTGAAAAATTTATATGAGTAGGCCGTCCCCAATTTCCACTACTATCATAGAAGTTTTGGTTTGTTGCCGTATCGGTAATTTGAATAGTGTTGGTTGGACTTGAAGCTATCGTACTTAAATCAAATGCAGTACCTACGGTATGCTGTTGAAGTTTATATCCAGAAGGCGATTGGCTGTAATCGTTAGTAACTTTGTAATACTTAAGTCCGTCTGGACTCATAAACGGTGAATTTGCTGCAGTAGAACTTAAGTCTTTAAATTGGTTACTTTCAAACATTGACTCAGTACCAGGCTGATAAGCACCACCGCCAAATTGTTGTGTAGCAACACAATATAAAGCGCCTGATGCATGGCCCCAAATATATCCAGGAGTATCACCATCAATATTAAACCAATGCGCGCCATCACCAAAGTTTCCTGCCCCATAAACATTACCATCTTGTACACCGGGTTCAGGTGAAACCGCGCCGCCAAATTTCACAGGCAGCGTGCCTGTATATGCGACACTATAATTAAATGATCCTGCGTTTTGTCCACCACGGCCGTCGGGTAATATGTTTTCTACTTCAACAAAAGCAGTATAATAAGGTACAGATGGTGACACGGCATTTGCATTATAACTAACAAATCTTATAAGAGTACTTTTACCAAAATCAGGTAAGGCAGGTGCACCGCCTGGATATGCCCAAAAGATATTTGAGTCCCAGGTAATAACAGGGCTTGAACTTGTTGATCTAACATATAGAACATAAAATTCATGGAACTCGTCCGATGGAGTAAATCCTGTACCTGAAAGGAAAATGGTTGCTCCGTTTGATGCACTTGTAATACTTAAGTTAAAATGACCTTCGTTAGCAAGAAGAATTGTTGTTGATCCTGATATGGTAACATAATTAACATTCTCAGTTGCAGCTGCACCACCTGTTGCTTGTGACCATGCATAGTCAGAACCATCCCAAGTAAGTACTTCGTTTACTTGTGCTGTACCGAGGTTTAAGTGTGTATCAACCGCGGAATTATCATATGCGTCGGTAATTCCGTATCCTGAAATGGTTGTAGGAGTATTTTGAATAGATGACCAATCAGGTGTGTTTGATCCCATTTCTTCCCAAGAGGTGCCGTTATTTGTAAATTCCCATTTGTCCGTACCTTCATTCCAACGAAGGGATACGTCATTAGAGTTACCGCGTTCGACTGCAATATAAGAGTAATTGGATGTAGCTGATGATGGCGTACCTGTTTGCCCTTTATTAAGCATAAGCTTACCGCCATCGAGAGTTGTGCCAGGAATACCGACATAACTTGTTGCGTTAAGGTCAATTATTGTACCACTAATGTTATATCCGTTAAGATCTAAGTTACCGCCTAATGATGGAGAAGTATCATCATTAACTGAGGCAATGCCACCTGATACTTGTGTTGTCCATGCATAGTCAGTACCATCCCAAATTAAAACATTGTTTGTTCCAGCGGATGCTTGATTTAAGTGCGTGTCCACATCACTATCACCATAACTTGATGTTGCTAATGTTATCCAATCGTAATCTGCGCCTGTCCATGATAATATTTGATTAACAGTTGCAGTTGAACTATTTAAATGGTTATCAACATCAGTATCGGTATAAAGAGTACCTGTTGCATAACCTGCTTGAGCGTGGTCACCCCAACCATAAGCAGTATTCCAATCGCTGGAATTATCTGTAATTGTTGTATAAGATCCTGCACTTACACCTCTTTTCATCAATCCTGTAGTTGCAAAGTCGCCATCAACAACAACGTCGACGTGTGACGTTTCGCTTGTTATGTAAGAACTTAAATCTGGTGGAGTATAAGTAAATTGTCCTGTTGAATTATTATAAGATAAAGTAGGTGATCCTGGTGTATTTGTAATCACACTTAAATCAGTAAGTGCAATACCACTTGAAGAAGGATCAACAAATTGATAATCTGATCCGTTCCAACTTAGGAGTTGACCTGAGGATGCACTACCTTGATTTAAGTGCGCATCAACATCGGAGTTTGAATAAGATGTAGTGCTATAACCTGCTGTACTGTGATCTCCCCAACCATAGGCAGTATTCCAATTACTAGAATTATCGGTTATGATTTCATAATCACCGGCATTTTGACCTCTTTTCATCAAACCTTCCGATGTGAAGTCACCATCAACCAAACCTGTTAAAGGTGCGGCAATTGAACTAAAATCTATTGTAAAGGTTGTATTATCATCTCGAGTAAATGTGGCAATCTTTGTGTTAGAATTAACGGATCCTGATGTAAGTCTTGCAAGATTGGTATCATCAATTGTCCAAGATAAATCAATATTATTACTTGTACCATCTTCGTCGGTATATACCAATCTTTGATTTACTGAATCAGCAGTTAAAGTTGTGACTGTTTCATTACCTTGAGTAATAAAAGTACTTGGTGAAACATAAGACCAATTACCTGACCCGTCGTTTGTAAGATAACCTGTACCATCAGTAATACTACTAACTGTCGCTGCGGTAAAGACAGGATCGGTTTCGGTAATACCTGAACCTGTCAGATATCCTTGTGTTGAGTGGTCACCCCAACCATAAGCAGTATCCCAATTATTAACTTGTGTTGTTGTTACCGATCCAACTGGTGATGCCAAGAATATAGGATCAGTTTCAGTATAAGTATAATCATCGGCAAGGTAACTACCAAAATCAGATATTTGGCTTTCAGTAATTGATAATGCGGCTTGGTGTTGTGTAACACTTGATTCTGAAATATATGCATTAGGAACTGTTGTCCACGTAACTACACTTGTTAAATCGTTTACCTCAGATCCACCGCCACCACCTGGTATACCGTAAATCCATGTTCCGCTACCGTTATTATAAAGATAGCCTGTGCCATCAACAATATTTGAAGTTGTATGCGCACTAAATACAGGATCAGTCTCGGTAGCAACATATCGAGCATCACCTTCAGTCTCGGTTAAATATTCAGAAGGTACCTCAGTTATATATGATCCAAGATCAGATATTTGACTTTCAGTAATTGATAGGTCAGCCTGATGCTGAACAACCGCGGTGTTGGCAATATAAAGATCAGGAACTGTTACCCACGTAACACCAACAGTTAAGTCATTTGATTCGGTAGTGATATATCCTTGAACAGAATGGTCACCCCAACCATATGCAGTATCCCAATTACTAACTTGTGACGAAATGATATTTGCAGCAGCGGATGCCGAGAATACAGGATCGGTTTCTGTAAACGAACTGATATATCCTGCACCGTTTAATAGCTCATTGTTATTAGTCGGTATGGTAGGTTTATTTGTTAAGTTCGTATAGTCACCATCAAATGCATCGGTAATACCATAACCGCTAATTGTTGTTGGTACACCTGTTAAACTTGAGAAAGCAAAATCTTGGATAGATGTGTTTTCAAAAGTTATTGTTGAGGTTAACGGATCGGTCGTAATAGAAATACCAGCATTGTTTGCAAAAGTAATACTATCCGTGACAGCATCCGCCAGGATACTTGTTTGTCCTGCAATAATAAATTCAGAAAACGCATTTTGGTTTGCTGTACCAACTTGTGTTGTTGACTCAACCCGTTCCCATTGCCCACTCACATAACCTTCAAATTGGTTCAGTGTACTGTTATATCGTATATAACCATTAACCGGTGTTGTATCTCGTTGGGTTGTTGAACCTGATGGTAATTGCAGTGAACCTTCCGCGGATGTTCTCGGTGCGATTGCTTCAAAGTTATCGTCCATCTCATTATATGTTAATGAGGTGCCTTTAGTGCTTCTTTTGGTAATAGCCATTAGGTTGAATCTCCGTCGTCATTAAAGTATTCGCCAACATATGATTTGAACTCGTTATTATAACCCGGGTTAAATTCAATATAGTCAAATGTGGTATACTCAAATAATTCTATTTCTTCTTCTGTAAGTTCTGTATTAATAACAAGTTGTGCTTCCAAAGCTGCTTTAGCAACGGGATCGGTCTCCGCTGCAATTTGTGCTAATAAGGATGCGTAATTTGGATTTGCCATGCGTTATTTATCCGCCGGCGGTAACCTTGTCTGAACCTGCCGCTGCGGCATTTGCAAGATAACTACCATGACCACTTGTGGCATCACCAGTTCTATGAACGGCATATCCACCCGCCGATACTTTTGATGAACCGCCCACGGCATCATCACCGCAGGCTGTTGATCCACCTGTTGTTACGGCAAGGCCACCTTGAGCGGTAACCTTACCTTGTCCTGCAACAACATATTTAGTTTTGTGAAAAGGGTTGGGAGTTGTACTGAAATGTCCAATATGACTATCTATCCCTTTTCTTATAACTGCTGGCATTATGCGGCCTCTAATAGTTTCTCTTTTGCAATTATATATTCTTTTACCAATCCCGAGCGGACAATATCTTCCACTCCAAATTTTACAACATCGCAGGACGGTATAGCATTCAATACTTTAATAAAGCTTACTAATCCTGAAATATCAGCACGGTTTTTAGATTGTTGTAGATCATCTTGTTTTGTGTCNCCACAAAATACAATCTTTGATGATTCTCCGACGCGAGTAATAATACTGTCAAGTTCATGGTATGTCATTGATTGACATTCATCCACGATAATAACTGCGTTGTCAAAAGTTAATCCTCGGACAAATGATGAAGTTTTAAACTCAATCATTCCTTTTGTTTTTAGAACTTGATAAGCATCCTTTCTTCCAAATAAGTCATTCACAATATCGGTATATGGTGCTTCAAATACCGCTTCTTTTTGTGCTTGTGATCCGGGCATAAAGCCCTGCTCGCGTGTCTGAACTGCAGATCTAATAATGATGATCTTTTCATACTCTCCTTTCTGTAGTACATCATTGAGTGCCAAGTATGTAGCACACATTGTTTTTCCTGTACCTGCTGTTCCGATAGCTGCGATATTGTATCCTTTGTTATAAGATTGAAATAGATCAGATTGTGATGGTGTGAGTGGTTTAATCTTTCGCATTGAAAACTTAGTGTTTAAAATACCCATCATATAATCCTGTTCACGTTCTACTCTTCTTTTTTCTTTACGGGATAATCTTCGCTGTTTAGCCATGAAACCTCCTAATGGTGTATTACCATGTGTTAATTTTATTTTTTACACCATCCTTTTTAATTGAACCTGGATGATGCTTCTTTACATTTTTAAGCACATCTTTAAAACCGTCGTCAACTTTTTTAATGCCGAGACGTGCCGGGTCACCGATTCCCGGAAACTTCGTAAATATCTGTTTTATATTGGGGTTTGCTTCTAGGTACGGCTCTCGTTCAGCCATACTCATTGTCAATTCAAATTGTTCATTTGTTTCTTTATTCTCAAAACTATATACAGGCATTCATACTCCTTTAAAATGGAAAAAGGCAACCTTAACAGATTGCCTTCACATAATCTAACTAACATCTGTTAGCATTATTTATACAATAAGATCATAGATTTCACGCCAATTTTTAACATTTACCACATCAGTGTGAGAAAAATCTTTATTGTGTGGATGTTCAATCAACAGTGATTCAAGACCAAATTTAGAACCGGTTACGGCGTTCTCAGGTTTATCTTCAACCCAAAAACAACCTGAGTCACGGTATGCTTCAAGAGCACTATCTTTATCACCACCACATGGTAGGCAGATAAGTTCTTCAAACACTTTCTTACCGAATACTGCTTCAAGGTTTTTCATTCGAAGCTTACCAGCATATTTGTCAGTCGACAGTGAAGTGATACAATGGAAGATGTACCCGTGATCTTCATTGAGTTTTTTAACATATTTCTTTGCATCACGGAATGGTGATAACCAACCGATTGCAGCAGAGCAGTTAAAGTACTCACACATTTCTTTTGCTTTGTCATATGACATATCAAAAACTTGACCCATATCATATTCAGCAATGTCTTTTGCGTAATGACCACGAGCTTCCATCCATTGATAGAAGGAGTATTGCCAATCAAGCAATACACCATCACAGTCGACTAAAATTAATTTTTCACGTTTATTCATAATATATTTCCTTTCTTAGGATGCGAACCGCCGGATTGCAGCACGCTCATCGGTTTTAAACATTTTGCCAGTTTTACCACAACGGAAAACAAAGGCATATTTTGGTGAGCGGGTTTTGTACTCAATGAGTTCATCACCATCACGGTTTTTCATAGAAAGACCCAAACGGTCAACTTCCATTTGAAGAATGCGATCAGTCATAGTAACCGCACCTTTAACTTTTGCTGAAACTTTGATATTTACTTCAGCATCACTGAAAGACATATTGCCAACTTCAATATCAAGGTTGCTTGATACACCATAAGATGCAAGTAGTGCACTCATTTCTTGACGAAGTGATTTCAGGTTTTTGCGATCAAAGTTTTTAAATTGTGTAGTCATTTGGTTTTTCCTTTTGTTGATGATTCTAATATAACTGATTCTACGGAGAATGTCAATGGTTAATTTGATTTAATTTCAAATTTATGCCGCCTCCACCGCTAAATTCATTTCAACTTCTTCCATCAACCATGGACCGTTATTCATAGTTGAANCAAAGAACCATGCNTCACCATCAAACAGGTAAAGGTAATCAGCACAAGCATATTCACGGCCNTTTGCCAGAAAATCTTCAACTGAATTNTATGTTACAGGAGATTGGTTTGAATGTACTGACTCATCTAAAGATGTTTGCAAGTCTTCTTTTAAACCTGAGATATAACCTGCATTAGCAACAGCTTTTGCTTTTTCAGGAGTGTTATATGATTCAAAAAGAAGACGGCCGTTATAAGCAAGATAACCATCGTAATGGCAATATGTTGCTGTAACTGTACCGTCTTCGTTGTAGTTTGCGATCATTGATGAAGTACCCATAAGATTGATTCCTTTTGTTTTACCTTATAGAATCAATCTACACTATTTGTACTCAAATGTCAATAGTTAATTTCTTTTTAAATCATTTTTTTCAGCAAATGTTTCGTTACGTTCATTGTGTTTAGTTTTTTTCCTATCACGGCGGTTCTTCATACGACGTTCCTTGTTGGTAACTGATTCGTCTTCATCACCCCATTCNTCATCCATATAATCTTCGCGGAATTTCTTAAACGTTTTTGCCATTATTCTTACTCTTTTATTAGATCAGGAAATGCTTTGACTACGGTTGATTTGCGCAATCCTTTAAATGATTTTTGTGCTATAACATAGTTGGCCAAAAGTTTGGCATCTTCATTATATATATCTTCAAGCAAACTTATGAATAAACCTTCTCTTTTGACTTGATTCAAATTGTCATATCCACCACCTTCAAGAAAGATTTTCATACGCCGCATTTCACGGTAAAGCATTAAGCGTGCTTCATCTTCATATTCATTTTCTTTCCAAGGTGGAGGCGATTCAGGTAGTAACCACTTAACTGATTTGTCATAAGTAAGCCGTAGGATTTCACGGAGTGGTTGCGAATCATTTTTCAACAACCACTCAATCTTTTCTTCAGGTTTACCCATATTACCGAGCTCAGCAATGATTTCTGAAATTGCTAATTTTTTTACCATCTTATTAAAAATCCTGTATATCTGTAATTAAGTTTTTCAATTTACGCTTGACAAAATAATCAAATAGATATTGCCGTCCGATGTCTTTCGGTGCCTGCCATTCCGAACGAATTTGTTCTACGTAATTAGCAGGGATTTGACTTAGGTCAATCATCATTTTATTACGGTGGAAGCAACGCAATGTTTCTTCATCCATTTCAGATGTACCTTTGAGTAATTTTTCAAGGCGTGGTTTTGTCATTGCCTTTTGACGTGTGCCTACTGCAAGGCAATTGTCAGGACTCAGAACATTTGGTACACCGTCACCTTTATCACCACGAAGGATATGCTCATTGAGATAATTCGTAGGATTATCATTACGGATCCAACGTTTGCGAACAGGATCATACTGATCTACATTCACATAGGATTGTAATTGGATATAATCTTTATCACCTGATAGAACAAGGTATTTTTCATTACCGATATTTAAATCAGTACCTTCATCATGGCAGATGGTGCCAATAATATCATCAGCTTCACAGTGATCCATATGAATTACTTTATATGGAAAGAATTCTTTCAACTCATCTCGGATGGTATTCATAATACCAAATAATACATTCCAATCGAGTTCAGACTCATCTCGTGATTTGCGACGGTTTGCCTTATAATAAGGATATGCTTCACGGCGCCATGAATTTTTGCCGTCAGCACATATAACGATCTCACCGTATTCTTTTGTAAACTTTTTACGGTTAGAACGAATTGAATTTAAGAACATATGTCGAATAAGATTTTCATCTACATCAATGTTCGTGTGATTACCGATGCTCGCAAATAGCGAGGCAAGGATAACTTGGTTATAATCTACTAATATTGCCATTGTGTTTTCTCATTTCAATTTGATTTATATAAACTATATTAATCTAACTCTTCCTCAATGTCAACCATTTTTTCTTTAAAACTGTTAATATCTTTTATTTCAATTTCCAGTATATCTTTTGCGATTGATTGAAAGTCGTGCTCAATTCCGTGTGCCTGTAAAGCTAACGACCTTATTGATTCTAGGACCATCATCATAGAAGGCATAAAGTGTTCTATATTTTTATCAAATTTATGCCCTACCCTTGTTAATTCACCAATGACGTGTCGAAACAAAAATTCCGACATTTCATTAGCTACTTCTTCTTTGTACTCGTCAATTTGCGCTCGCAGTTGTTCTTTCGTCAAAGACTCGACGTTATTATTAACCTTAGGGAATTCTATAATGTTATCAGTCATCTGATGCCAATGCTCGTAGGAGCTGTGTCCATGTTGTTGTAAAAGTATTTATATTATTCCTGGCTAAATTGAACCTATCACTTGTTGTAAAACGTCGAATAAAGTCAGGATCTGATTGTTGCATATTAAGTACACCTTTTGCGACAGAATATGCTACGTTCGCATGCTGTGTAGGATTCTCATGCCAATCATAAGAAATTGTTGCACCGCTTGCGGTTTCAGTAAGTGCACCAAGGTTGGGGTGAATACAAACCAAACCTGATTTGATTGCCTCAATCAACGAGATGCAAGATGTTTCTTTCCATGTATTTGGATATAGGAAAATATGAGATTTATCCAATGTATCCAATACAAGACGGTTATTTACCGATCCGTGATAAGTCATCTTGGGATGTGCTTCAATTTTATCAAACAATGGTTGGTAAGGTTCATCTCTATGACCCCAACCATATATACCAAATGACGAAAACACATCAAGATGGATGTTATCAAATTCTTTTGCTAATTGTTCAAAGATAGGAATAAGTAATTCCAAACCACGGTGCGGAGTTGTATGATATACAAAACGAATAGTTTCATAATCTTTTTCTTCCGAAGGTTTGTAATCTTTTTCAATAGCATTAGGAATTACCGAGCACATTGAGTGCGGTATACCATAATAAGTGATATACTGATCTCGTTGCCATTGTGAAACGAAAACAATATGGTCAAAATTATTCCAACCTTTTTCTTTTAGAATTTTGTTTTCAGGATCCTCGGCAAGATCATGGCACCATAGGATATTTTTAACATCGCCTTTCATATCACGTGGACGTGACAAGTGGATAGCATATTCCTGTAACAGAGCAGGATCTACTCCGTCTATCAGGCGTGCCCTCATCATTTCAGTACCACCCTTGGATTTAACTGATAGTTCAGACTCCTCAACCACGCCTTTATAGATACAGCTCATTTATTAAACTCCTTGATTGTTAAATTCTTTTAATGAATCCCAACGAAAAGAACGCCATCCTGGTGCCTTNNNGTCATANACCGCNAGAACATCNTTGTTAGGTTTTTTCTTTTGGATTTGTTCCTCAATATCTCGTTGAGGTGGCAACATTTCTTCATTGAGTGTTGCAAACATTAGTCGCTCATCACCATTCTTTTTTGTGAAAGTAATTTCGCATACACCGACTTTAAGTGCATTAATAATTTCATTCTTGTCCATAATATAATCTTTCTATGTTAGTTTAGTTAATCTTCAAATTTAATTAGTTCAAAATCTCTTAAGATTTCAAAGCAGGTGGTTGCCGTATCACTTGTCGGTTCAGATTTCATACGTGCAATAAATTGATCTACGTATTGCAATTCTTTACCGTGGTCGGCTGCGATACCAAGAGCTTCGAAAAATGTTTCAATGTCATATGGATTTTCATAGAATATCCGACTCGAGTATTTTTCCTTCTTGGTCGCATTTGAACTTTTGCTCTTTGACATTTTTATATGTTACTTCCTTTTCATAAATATTTTCTAATGCACTATGAAAAGCTCCGAGCGTGCCATTATTATGTATCCTGTACGTTTTAACATCAAACTTATAATCTAAAACATATTTGGGCTGAATTGGTGTTGCATAAGAGTTAACAATTTCTTCTACAACTTTACCATTAAAATACCGTCTTGAATCTGTTGAATAGTCACATCCATCACGAGTCAATTGGACCAAGATAAAATTATCGGAACCAATAGTATTTATAACAGGTTTTAATTCGTCAACAAAACCACCATCTGAGATAGCGTAATCCTTTGACAAATCAATTTCATTTGCTACCTGCAAACCAAAGTAATCCAAACCACGTTTAGGTTTTACTATTATTTCTGATACGTATATCATAGCTTCACGGCATGACATATGACCAAGATCCATATGTGGAACTTCTTTTACTGAGCGGTCGTCATATCGTTTCATAAACCAATCGTAATCAACATCAAAGTATCTTGCTGTTTCTCTATATAACTGATATTTAAAAGAAAGGTGCTTATAACCTTTTTCTTTAAAATAATCAGCGGCAGCATCTTTGCCTGATCTAGGTGGTCCGTTAAATAGGAATATCATATAAAAGTATCTTCCACAATTAGTTTTAGTTCGGCACTGATAGCAGTGTTCCATTCACCAGGCATCATACCTGACAAAATAAAGTCACGGTCTTCATCAGTAAGATACGGAAGACATTCATCAACACTGCCGTAACCTGACTGATACATTGCCCAACCTTGTGGGTCAACAGGAATATCCTTTGACCGAGTCAGACCGGTGTATGCTGATTTGCGTTTGATAATCATTGGTATCTCCTTGTGATTCTAGACTATAATAATCTATTCTATAAGATATGTCAATGACTTTATGTGGTTTCGGTGAATTTTTGCTTGGACAATTCCATTATAATAATCGTCACGCAATAAAACATCACGTAAGATTTGTTCCCGGAGTTCTAAATATCCGAGCTCACCTTTCTTATGGCATAGGTGTAGTATTTCTCTATGGAAATTGTCGGCGCCTTTTTCTTCAACCATCAGTTTGACTTCTTCAGATGAACCATAATATTTTTGCCAATCAGTCTCAACGATTTTAATACGTCGACGGGTTTTACCTTTAAGAGGTGGTAGGCGCCTTTTTGACATTAGCAATTTTTTGCCAATGTATTTCTTATCATTGGACTTGTCCGTAATACAGTAGACAAATCCAACATAGTCTTCAATCATTTCTGAGGTAAATTCTTCACCGTTATGAAACCACATAATATAACTCCTTTGATAGAGTTATTTATGTCAGTCCTCACGAACGCCGTTTCCCCAATCAATTACTACAGGAAACCTCGGAATGCCGTCAGGTGTTGGCGCAAAGTAACGTAAAGTACACCAATTAGGTTTATCACCGTTGTCATACATTTCTTTAAGTAATGCTTGATTACCACGTACACCTGCACCAAATTGAGTACCATCTTTTAACTCAAGGATAAACCGTTTGATATGTCCTGCCCAATTACCTTTNCCTTCTTCAACACCGATAACTGTAAACTCATCAGTTAGGAACTCTTTACGTTTAAGTAAAAACTTTGACCGTTTGTTTTGTTGGTAAACTTCATCAGCACGGACCATTTGTCCTTCGTAACCTGCTTCAAGGTATCCACCATATTTAGTGTCAATTTCTTCAAAGCTACGTACTTCTTCTGTTTTAACAACTTGAATACAAGGATCAAATTCCAATAGGCATATTTCATCAATTCGTTTTGAGAATATTTCATTTGAACTGATTAGATCATAAACGTGATATTCTACCAATCTTCTTGAGTCTTTAATATCCCAAGGTTCTGGTTTTGTTTTGCGAACCAATGATGTGATCTTATTAAAGTTTTCACGGAGGTCATGGTTGTATAACTCACCATCAAGAATAGCATCAGGGTGTTTATCAAAATACCATTTTAAACTTTCATGGATATGAGGTACACTGATGATTTCTTTAAACCCACGAGACCACAATCCATCCGCTCGAGCAATACACCGAATACCATCTAATTTTGGTTGAGTATAATATCTTTGAGTTTCAAAGTTAATTGTAACATCTTCATACTTTGCAGCCAACATCGGTTTGATCTTAGTGAATTTATCAATATCAGCAATGGTTTTGAAATAGCCACGTTCAAGTTTTTTATCATAGTCTGAGTTCATTTCAGATAAAGCCTGTTCCTCAAGCGAGGTTTCATTTGCCTTACCGACATTTTTTTGCTCAACTATTTTCCAACCTGACGTGACTTTTTTGCCGTCCAACAAACCTGCTGTACTGCGCCAACCATAGGTATCACCATCTACGCCTACTTCACCAAACCATACACGGATTGCTTCTTTTGAATCACGNTTATAGATTGATTCGGTNTTCANAATTACTTTCATGGTCTTAACATCCTCATACAGGTAAATACTGAATTTTCATTAAGNCAATCCGACCAAATGTGGATCAGATACCAACTCATCAGCACAAGAGCAAATGCAATTGCTATTCCATAAATAAATTTAGTCAATTGATATTTCCTCCTCTTCTTCAAAACGCACAAATGCTTTAAGTGTTCTACCATCATCTTGTAGTTGAAACTTTAGCTCTTGTACACGGTGTTTCGCATAGGCGCGGCCGTTATTATCCACAACCTCAAAACGAGTAACTTTGTCGCCAAACAT